ATGAAAAAATGGGCTAAAAAACAATTTGAACGAGTTAAACTTTTACATATAAAATCATTATTTGTAGGTGTATTGCTAACCGAATTTATCACATGGCTTTTATTTAAAAACCCAAAGAAAATTACTGCCCCAGGTTTATCAGCAACTGTAGCGGTCTGTGCTTTACTCTTGGCGATCTACTCAGCATATCAAGTTAAAAAATGGGTTAATTCTAAAATTAATGAAAAAGCATTTAAACGTTCTGAGGAATTACTTGAAGAATTTTTAAAATTGATGGTTATATTAGCTCGTTTGAAGTATGCACTACTACATGTGGCAAAAACAGAAAAGTTAACAGAAAAAAACGCTCTAACACTTAAAGAAGAAATAAATAAAATCCAAGAAGATTATTTTATTTGCATAAGCAATCAAATATTACTTATACATAGCTTCTCGCATTGGGGAATTATATTTAAATGTAAAAAACACTGGGAAAAAACCAGGGTTCATCTTACTACATGTCAATCTGAATGCAATACTATTAGAGAACAATTGGCTATGTTCTCCTCTAATGCTAACCAAGCAAAGAAATTAAGTAACGAAGATATAAAAACACTTGCCAATAGCATTGTTGGAAGAATTGACACTGTTGGTTATATATATGATGCACTACTGAAAAGGAAATACATTGACATATTCAAATACAGCAACAACTAATAACAAGTAAATATTTCTTAAATTAATTATACACAAGTTTCGTTGTTAGTTATCATAAAGTAAAAGCCCCACCAGGGGCTTTTTTTAGCTTCCGCCGACCATAATCAATAGTACTTGCAGTAGTTGCCCTAATGGTACTTGAATGACCACGATACCGAAAGCATCCAGTACTGGTACTATGATCCAGTTATAGAGAATGATTAAGGTGATCACAAATCCAAGAGCATTACGCCAGTGGAAAGTAACCTTTTCTATCTCTTCTTTGTTGGTTTCTATTTGTCCTTCAGCATTTGTTTTCTGCACTTCCTGTTCTATCGTTTTACGTTTTAGAAAGAAGTCCACACCTTTTGTTAGTAGTTCTACTATCACACCAATCATAATTAGTCCTTATTGTATTTGGCAAACACAAGAAAATACGCGATGACCTTTATAGATGTGGTTATAAGATAGTAGTACCTGAACGTCTATTTTATCTTTTAGCAACTCCACCATTAGTACATCACCATCAGTTACGTTAGGTTTTGTATGATGATGAAAGCTGTATACGACTAAATCACCTTTTGTTTTATCAACCTTCTTTTTTATGAGCTTACTACCAGATAGTGCTTTATCATATGGTATGGTTACACTTACTGGTTGGATTGTCTGAAAAGAAAAATCTGTTAGTACAGTATGATCATAACATGGGAAATTTTCTAAGTTATCCATCTTAATTCCTCCAACGGTAATCAAACGTACCGCGTAATGTTCTTAATTGTTCTATTACTTGTTTCTCGGTTTCATCGTAGAAATCAAACAATGGTTTTCTGCCTACGGAACCATAGTAACCAATAACCCTCTTTTCACGTGCCAGCTTTGGATTACGCTTAGATGATTTCTTGGTAGTGTCGATTAAGTACGTGTTACCGTTCCTGCTCTTCACCTTTTTGTATTTATTACTTCTGGATTTAGCCCGAAGTTGCTTAATGTTCCCTTCTTTAGTCATATTTGCGTTACTACTAATAGGAATCATTTTCTTTTCTGTAGTAGTCTTATAGGAAGGGTCAAGGATGTATTTTAAGTATGAGGTTTGGTTAGGTAATACTATGATCTGGTTTACGGTTTCGAAGTTATTAACTTTTTGAAATTTGAAGAATACAGAACGTGATGTAAATGACACTACCCCACCTGCCGCTTCACTGCTTATCTTCTGTTGAATTTCTTTCGAAACAATCCGCATACGATCACTTAGTTCTTTCTTGAACTGTGAACCTATACGTGGGCTGTTTCGGTTAATGAAGGTTCTCATATTTTGTGGGCTATGCCCTCTACGCCATGCCATAAATCATCCTTAATTTATTATTTCATATAATGATTGAAGTATTCCACGTAAACGTACAGCATCCTTTCCACTTGGCAAACGTGCCTTATGCATAACGGAAAGATTAATATTTCCCGCTTTCAATCCCTGATTAATGATTAGTGCTGTTTCTACGAATAGTGTTTCTTTCATTGATGGAAAAGCCCATAAAATGGTACGAGTATAATCTAATCCATCTTCTATCTTTTGATTAACTATCTTTGAACTTGAACTGTACTCACGCCATCCATTTTCAACTGAATTAGCTTTTATTTTCTTAACATCCTTAACTCTCTTATACATCTGTTTGCTACCAATATAAAAGGTGCTGTCTTCGAACTGGAACAAGTACACGAATCCTACATAACTACCGTTTGTTAATTCTTCCTCACTCCAATCATCATTGTAATTCCATTGCTTCATATAAATACCCTATGATAATTATTATAAGGTATTTATTTAATGGATTTAAAAAACAGGCTAATTAGCTATGAGGGATCAATTGCCTATCAAACTAAAATTGGTTATTTTAAGAATGGTAAATTTTGGACATATAAAGATAGCCTTGGTTATCAAACTATTGGGTACGGTCGACTACTAAAACCTGGTGAATCATATCCAAACGGTATTGCACCAGAACAAGCCGAACGGATGTTAGAAGAAGATATCAGTACTGCTAAGTATTCTGTTCGCTCATTAGGATTAGATTTGCCTTCTGACTGGCAGGACTTCATGACCATTATGGTTTTTCAACTTGGTCTATCAGGTACTTTAAAGTTCAGAAAGATGATTCAAGCCTTACGTGATAAAAACTATAAAGAAGCGATTGTACAGGCTAAAGATTCACTCTGGTACAGACAAACTAAATCACGAGTAGATCAGATGATTGCAGAACTCACCAACAAATAAAAAAGGGGCTATTTAGCCCCTTTTATTTCTTAGCGTTTCAAGCATTGTAATTACACGCTCAATTTTAATATCAAGCATATGTACACTATCTTCTAAGTTTTTTAATGTCTTCTTCATTTGATCTTGTTCCTGCTCAAGCGAAGTTAGAGACTGATCCATCAAAGCAACTTTCGTTTCAACGGTAGAAATACGTGCATCTAATTCGTCTGAGTCAGATGTAAAATCCCTATAAACAGTCCAGCACAATACTAAAGCTGAAACAATCAATGAACCAATCGTTAAGATGTCCATTTATATTCCTATGTATTATATTTGGTAATAGTATTTATTACGCATTATATAAAGGTTGATCACCAGCACGATATAAGAATGAAGACCAGTTAGCAGGAACATTAAGTGAAGCAATGCCACTACGTGAAGTTGTACACATCACATAGATATAGTTCCAATTTCCACGACCAACAGGCGGTACATATATAGAATTCAATCTGAAAGATGTAGAACTACCACCGTTACCAGCATCATAATAGAACAAGTTGGTTAAACCAATTCCATCACCACCCATACGAATATAGAAGTATTGACGTTCATATGAGGTCAAGCTAATTGATAAATCACTATCGAAGTAACGTGGGAAATCTTCACCACGAATACGCAACGCTACATAGTGTTGGTTTGCTACTGGATCTAATGCGGCCTGACCACCAGAAACAGTACGTGAACCAAAGATAAACGGTACAGGGTTGATACCCGTCGATTGAGGACGGCAAATATCACCTACGATACGTGCGGCACTTAAAGTACCAAGAATGTTACAGTTTTCATTGATAGTAACGTTGTTGAGTACTCCGCTGTTCGCAAAAATCGTACCGCGAATAGTAGCGTTACCAAAGTTGGCTGTACCGTTCTTGTTAATCATCCAACCATTCGTACCATCCCAGTTAGTACTTTGTATCTGTTGGGATATCTTCGCAGAGTCGATAATTCCATTAACCAGGTGCCCATTGAGGATCGAGGCTTGTGCAATTTTTGTACTGTCGATCGCTGCGGATTGAATTTTCGCTCGTGAGACGCTTAGGTCATTTATCATGGCCTCGTTGATGCTCGCTGACGCTATAACCGCTGAGTTAAGAAATACTTTCCCATTTTGAACAACAAGTGGATAAACCCTGTCTGATAGTTTGGCACTATCCGTACTGATAACACTAAAGCGATCCGCCATTACGGTAAACACTGATGTTTTTTCATCTGCGGCTAAAGCAATGCCCGTTACGTTACCGTTGTTTGATACCTGTAGCTGCCAGCGTGAACCAAGTTCATCTACGATCTGTTTCTCAACAATACCAGTAGCAGTATCACTATTTAGAAGACTATCAATAACATCTTCGTTCAATTTGCTGTATGGAACCTTCGTGTTTTGGTTAAAGCCGATAGTAGGCGACCATACCAATTCATCCTGTCCGAAAACGTCATAGGCTGCTACACGTGCGAACCATGAACCATCTTCAATACCAAACGATGCTGAATAGCGGTTAGCACTGCTAAAGTACTTCGACCCTGAACTAAACCCCTCATCAAGTGCGATTTGAAGCACTATCCCCGCATAATCCGGTACGTTTGATTCAGTCCAGTCGATGAACACAGAATCATAACCACTCTTCAAATTGATACCTAACAATTGTGGGTGTTGTGGGTTACTAACTTCAATCTGAACTTCTTCACTATAGATACCAGTACCCCAACCATGAGCGATGATCCCAAACACACGGTAACGGCTAAGGCCATCACTGGTATTCATTGAATATGAGTACGTCCAGTTGCTTGTAGTGGTGTAGTACGATGTGATGTAGTTCCTGTATCGGTCATACACACGAATTTCATAATGTTTGAAGAAATCAGCAAATGTTTTACCATTTACGGCTATGTTAGCCTGATCATCCCAACGTAAAATGAAATCTTGAGCATAAGTCTGGTTTAAACCTACATCATCATTCACCATATCAAGGTTAGTAATCTTCGGTAATGCGAATATAACTTGTGGTGTTTGATTATAGATAGCTACTAATTCCGATGAATAACCAAGGGTATTATACGACTCAATAGCGAAGTCGTACTGAACACCATATAGAAGATTTAATATCTCAAAACTCGTAGAGTACTGCCCTACGTTACCAATGCTGATCCAAACACTGGAATCACTGCGTTTATAACGAATCTTATAACCACGTACAGTTGTATCCTGACTAAGATCCCATGTTAATAGAACGGTGTTACCTGATGCTGTTGCCCCAAGACGCTGAGCCTGTAGGTTACTTGGCGGTTCTACGTATGTTGGGTTAGGTAGATTGGTCAATCCATCTTGTGGGAATTGTCCCGGATCTTTTCCTTGATATATACCATCATCATACGAAATCGCGGTGATCTGGATAATGCCTGCTTTATCTACGGTCATTGGTACAGTACGTTGAATACATCTGTACTTGTTATTACTAAATCCAGCTTCTTTAAAATCAATTGTAAACACATCATATACTTTCATATCTGTTACATAAGTATTGAAAGTAATCGTGTTCGTAATGTACTTAGATTTTAGTAATTCAATGTTACTAAGAATAGCAAGCTGATTTTTATCCTGTACCCAAAGATAGTTTAAATCCTTCTTAATAATATAACCATCTTTAGCAATGGATGCGTTACTAATGGCATCACTTGGATAACGGATAATATCTTGCGAATAGTCATTGCCTGGGTTTGTATAGGTACTGTCCATTGTATTAAAATAGTCAGACTTAGAACCCGTTGTGATATTCACACTGCCAATAATATTTGTTTCATCAAAATGTAAACTTGGAATGTCTGGAGCATCAACGGTTAGATAGTACTTACCGTTTGATTCATAAAGTACACCACCAAATGTTTGTAGAATATTTTCAATGTTTTCCTTAAAGGATTTATCATATTGAATATTACCATTGGAATAGAAATGATTCTGAGCACAATAGTTTGCCATATTACGGAAACTGGTAATATCAATATCATTAGGATCAAGGCCGAATCCAAACTCTGTATTAGTGATAAAGTCATATAGTTGGCTTGGAGGGTTTGAACTTGGTTTACGTACATTATCAGTTAAGTCATAGATCATACGTCCACGCATTTCTACCGATAACGTATAGTTCTGGTTCGTTAGAATCCCATCAATCAATGAATCGTTGGTTTTCTTGATTACGGTACAGATCTGTACAAGACCATCACCACGCATGTTGTCAGTCCATTGACTACCGCCATATTGACGGGCAAGCGTCATAGAACCGCCGTAGGACGGCTTACCGAAACGTACCTCAATCTGTAGGTACTTACGGTACTTCTCAATCATCATTGAGGTAGGTACGATCCCTTCTGTGATGATGTACGCACCATCCATGAGTACCGGAGCATTATCAAAATAGATCTGCTTGATTACGCCTTGTGATTGTTCCCCTGGTACTTGCCCGATTTCACCGATACTGATCGCGTGAACCGTACATAGCTGGTTTGAAGTATCTTTATAGACGTTCTGCCATACGACGATAGAGCCTAACTTGTTATAGGCTACCTCTGTTGCGTTGCGGTTAGAACCGCCGTATGAAATCGGTATGCCAGTACTTGGTGATGTTGATCGGGCATTGTTACTACCCGTACTCGGATACGTTACCCCCATTTGGCCTACATTCATCATCTGTGATGAACTAATGTAAGATAGTGCTGCTGTACCAATACCTATAGCTACTACTGCTGCTAAAGCTAACCCTGCTGCGTATGCGGCTGCGGCTGCTGATGCCCCTGCGATAATAGCTACGGCAACTGCTGCTACTGCCATAGTTATTCCCCTTTAAATCTGTATATTTTGTCTTTTTCATTTGGGATATATTGAGAAACGATATAGTTAGATTTATCTTCTGATAAAATTACTACTTTCCCACGCCAATAAACTGTACTGTGACCTGATGAAATGATGATATCCCCATCAAGTGGTTCACTGACTAATTGGCCTTTTTCTTTACACAATAGATGTAGAGTAGAATAACTACAGTTAGCTTTTGCGTATTTTCTACCTGCTGTTGGTGTTGTGTATTTCTGATAGATTTCATCACGGTAATTACTACCTGTGATCATATCAATGACTGTGAGTACCATGATATGACAATCATTAGTACCGTACACTAAAGGTTTACCAACTAAACCACTTAGGTACTCTGTTATAAATCCGTTTTTCATTATTTCTTACTACTCTTCCAGAATTGCTCTGAACTATTTAGTATTCCGATTAGGTCAAAGAACTTATCACCAGTGTGTAATGATTGGTGTACTGATGTACTTGATAACAAGCGTTGTGTTTGGTCTAACTTCTTCCACAATGAATTTAGATTTACCGTTGTTTCATTTGTTATATTACCTGCTGTGTTGTTAAAGTCTGAACTAAAGTAATCAATGTAACCACTAAACATACGATAGGCATATAGAATGCCCCCTGTAGCTGGATTAACTATACCCATCCAGATATTAACTTTGGCATCATTCCACAATCCACGTAACGCCATAGATAGATAATCCTGGCTTACATTACTTACTTTCAAAGAAGTACCGTTATTGTTGATTTGTGTTTTTTCAACATAGTTTGCAAATGATGAATCAAGGAAATCAGGTACAGACTTATAGTTAATTCCATTAAAGTTTTGATCGGCAATGGCATCAGTTAGATATATGTTACTTCCAGTAGGTGGAAGTACATCTATTAGTTTTACCATAACACCACATTGATATAGTTCTTTTTCTGTTAGTACGGTTTTGTTATCGCCTCGTGTAAGATTCCAGTACGCGACAAGATCCGCATTAGTTAGTACAATACTTGGAATTGACATAAATTAACCTCTGATGTTTTCAGTTGCATTTATTGTTACTTCCATAATGTTTGTACTTGGCATCTGATATGCTGCGTTCTGTGGTGTAAGAATAAATGAACCTTGAATATTGTCATATTTCATTACCTCCCCAACTTGGATGTTTTTTATTAATCCAGGGAAGATAGTAATCACGTTGCCAGTGTTGGCTATGATTCGGTATAGTTTCTTGTGTCCGTTGAATTGCACTAACGTACCAACCTCAAGTGTATTAGCATTTACGGAAATTGAAGTTGCCCCTGCTGCCCTTGTTGCGGTTGTTTGTACCTGTGAGATTTGAGTACCAGTATATGTACTCCACCATCCAAGAGGCATAGAAAACGGTTTACCCTGACCATATAAAGCGTAGAAGTTAGCGAGTTCAACACGGTTCATCTTGTTCAAGGTAACTTTGAAACTAAGGGTAAAGTACTGCGAACCAACAACACGTGTAATAGTTTCACCTGTCCATGTTTGGTTTTGGTATTGCGGTATATTATCCGTCAACATGAAATCACTAATAAGTGTGTTATTTAACATATTATTATTCCTTTAATAGTTAGCCCACAATCCATGTGGGCTATAAGATATTTATACGTTATTCTTCTGAGATTTACGTGTTGCCTGAACGATAGTATCAGCGTGTTTATCACACATCTTTTGGAAATCTGAATCAGAAATTTGACCATTACTATTAATAATTAACGGTGCATCAATCTTAATATCACCTGATTTACTACCATCCTGATTACTCAAGTATTTTGTTAAATCCTGATTTAGTGATTTACCTACTACACGCTCCCCTTTTTCAAGATTGTATGTACCAGTACTTGGTAGTGAATCCCAACCATCATGGGCTTGACCTTGAATTTTAGTACCTTTGATAGTACTGACAATGGAAGCACCTTGAGCTGCCACCTTTAGTCCTGCTGCGATACCCATAGGCCAACCGAGTTTGATAGCTTCGGAGATACCCTGCTGAATATTGATAATACTTTGTGCAATTGCAATACCTTTAGAAATAGCAAAACTTGCTTGTGCTGCTGCTGATGACTCACCGAACACTCCTGATAAGGTAGTTCCAAGATTTGATGCACCTGCTGCATACATAGATAGTGTCTTGTTCGCTGCGTCTACGTTCGCCTGTTCAATCTTGGTTGTTGTTGCTTGGCTAATTGCGGCCATACGGTTTTGATAGTCCTGATAGGACATTAGCTTTTGTTCGTATAGCTGCTGGTTGAGTGCAAGTTCGGCCTGTCCATCAGACTGAATCTTATCCAAAGTACTTTTATCGGCTGACATCTGGAAGGGGTTTGTATTGTCGATACCTAACCGTTGGTTCTGTGCATTCTGAATATCTGATAACTGCTTACCGTTGATACCCTGACCACCAATAGCCGCAATGTTTTGTGCAAGTTTCTTAGGATCGGATTCTTCAAGCATTGAATCAGTCATTTCTTTGAACAAACGTTTACGTGATTCGTACTGTTGTTTCAACATTGCCGTAGTTTCTGCTTCGGTTTTACCCAATGTGGCAGAACTATCACGAATACGTTTTTCAATTGCGTCCTGCTGTTCGTTGAACTGCTGTACCTGCACAATTGCTCCAGAACCTGCGATACCGCTTAACGTCTGTTCAAGTACCTTCTGAGCCTGTATACGTTTGGCTTCATGCTGCTTACGCTCTGATTCTGCCTTAGTAGCTGCTGCTTTCGCCGCTGCCGCTGCCGCCTTTTGCTCTGCTTCCTTGTCTTTCCAGCCACCACTTGTTGATGTTTCTTTTGGCGGTGCAGTTTTTGTAATATTGTCTATATCACTGGCAAACTGCCCTACCAGCCCTTGTAAATTCCGTTTTGCTTGGCTATTAAAATCTACGGCTTTCTTATCAAATAGTTTACGCATTCCATCCGCTATAGCCCCATCGCCACCAAACCAGAAACCATCCCAACCATCTTTAAGAAGTTGCATTAATTTTGTTCTATCCCAATCAGCATTAAACCAATCAAATAATGTATTAATTTCGTCAATAGTTGGTGTTAATGCATTTGCTTTCCAAAGCTGGAAATTAGTAGTAAGAGTTTCAATTTTAGTATTGAATTCTTGATACGCTTTCGCATTTTCATTAGTAAGAGTTACGTGCTGACTCTGTAGGGCATTTAGAAAATCTTGTTCAGTACTGTATCGTTTCAAAACATCCACTAATTTACTACCATCACTACCGAGGGTTTCAAGCATGTTAGTAATAGTTGCGGTACTCTGCCCTGCTGCTTTCATATCATAGAACGCTTTTGCTAATGCTTTAGTACCACCCTCTGCATCATTAAGATATTTTTCATAATCCTTTAAATTAAGGCCAAGTTTCTTCATATCTGCGGCTGAGCCGGAGCCATCACGCCAGGCATCCCCAAGATGATCAAGTACATCACGGTTAATATCACCAAGTTTTTCAACATCTAAACCAAGCCCCTGAAACATTGCCTGTTGTTTTTGTAATTGTTCTACGGTAATCCCTGATGCCCTTGATATTTCAATTAGTGTTTTAACATAGTCATTACTGGTTAGTACTAAGCCACCAATGACGCCAGCGACAATACCAACACTACCCGCTAAACCTACAAGCCCTGAACCTACTCCTGTAACCTGACCAGAAAAAGAACTAAGACTATTTGTTAAGTTTCCAAAGATACCTCCAGCCTGATTACCAAATGCTGTTAATCCATTACCTGCATTTTTCAATGATCTTTGTAAACCTGTTTCGTTACCCGTGATTTCAAATATCATTTGCTGTGTATTATTTGCCATCTACTTTCACCCCCATCCATTTGAGCATGTTATTTTTCTGTTGTTCTGCGATCCGTTTCTCTCGTTCTTCGTGTTGTTCTTTCACTGTCTTACTTGAAATTAAGTTTAGTGAATCGAGTTCATGAATACTGAATTTACCTATATCTTCTTTTTTAATATTACCAGTACTTAACCATATGGCTTGTAGTATTTCGGTATGTCGTATCTGTTGTACCTTTGCTGAAGAAGGGTTTACTAATTCCTCATAAACAAATAGATGTATAAAAAGAGAAAGGGGCATAGTGTAGAGTTCGTCTACACTACACCCCTTTTGAATGATTAATTTAAGAGATAGTTTTAGAAACGGATCGCTTCTTACTTTGATTCTACACTTTCAATATCCATAGCTTCGGTAAACAAACGGCCAATTTCTTGATTTAGTTTTACCTGCACTGGCATATCAACATTGTTTTCTACCTGCTCTGGTGATTCAAAAAGCTGTTTACCGTCTTCATCAACTACACAATAAAAAATAGTTTTGTACGGGTCTGAACATTCTGAATACTTAGTAATAGATGGTAGCTTGATATAGACAGTCACACCTGATTTAATTTCAAGTGGTGATAATTTTACGCCAATTGCATTCATTAGTTGATTAAAATCCATTTCGCTTTATCCTTGTTATTTGGTTTGTAGTATTTAGTACTTACGCACCAGTAACTTCACCAACCGCAATTGGAGCACCAGTAACGGAAACAACGAAATCACGAGTTACTACACCATCAAAATCACCGTTAACTACATCAGAACTTACATAACCGTTTACGATGCTGTAATAAGCCGCACCATCTTGATCATCAATATTTTGATAATAAGTTACTTTAACCTGGATTAGGGTTTGTGCTGCTGCGGCTGCCGCAAGCATTTCTTGACCTGTCGCACCTGGTTTCCAGTTAACAGTTAGAGTTAGATCCGGTACTGAACGAGAACCAAGCAATTTCTTAGCGTACTGTTGACCAAAAGTGTTTACACTAACAACGTTAGATTCCGCACCTGCCGCTGATGGAAAAGCACCAACTTCTTCAACAACAGTAAAGGTAGTTGCCTGACCGCCACCAGTAGGAGCAGTTGCGATTTCCACTTTGACATTATTGCCTACAAAAATAGAATTAAAAGCCATACTTAATATTCCTTTATATTTTGGGTATCAGTCCTTGATACCGCTTCTGTTTATTTATATATGTTGGTTGTAGTACTTCATGTAAAGTGCTAAACCTCTTAGTAGTTCACCTGTATAGAAACCAAAGAACATTGAGTTATTCTGAGGTGTTGTAGGTGTTCCACTTCTGATAGCTGATGACCAGCCACCATTCATAACGTGATTAGCTGAAACTACGTTATAGTTCTGTTGAATTTCCGCGAATAGTAAATCAAGTAATTCGTGATCTGGATAACCTGCTATTGCCATCATTGAAGCACCAGCAAGCCACAAATCAGACATATGACCTGTAAAGCCATCATAGATAACTTCTCCTGTGTCTTTAAATCGTGTAGGTGCGTGACCATCATTATTTTTCATGAACCACTTTAAGTAATTCATCCAGTTCTTACTGTACGTAATAATGTTCTGTGGGATAGCATAATCACCACGTTGATATAGTTCATGTACTACATCACAACCTGCAAAGAACGCACGAGGCTCATAACCTGACCATGCTTCTTCATACCAGTGCTGCATAATGAACTGATCCGGTTTACCATCAGGGGCATAAGCTAAGGCGTCCTGACGGTTCCATACATAAGCCTGAGCACACGGACCAGGTAAAGTAGGATGGAATTTATTAGTAAACCAATCCTGCGAGTCGCATAGGAACCTAATACTATTATTTAGTCTTGTTTCATCAATTTGAGTACCTTTAAAGCACCAAATCGCTGGGAGTTGATACCCAGAATAGGGCAATCCACGCCATCCTGAGTACAATTGTGCATATGGATCTGTGATGTTGCTGAATGGTATTAGTCCTGGTGTATATGAAAGGCTATCAAGCATGTAATTACGAATTACACAATCACCTAAACGTGCTGTATATCCATTACCAGTACTATCATTGAATGTTAAACTTACTAATACTGAATAATCACCTGTACCACCATCGTTATAAAGTGCTGGCAAATCGTTAACACAATACCAGTCGATACGACCTGAGACACCATCAACCGGATCGGTATCAAGTAATAGTGTAAACTCTGTACGTCCTGTTAGTGTTGGTTGTCCTGGCTGTTCATCCCCTTCCCCATGATCCGGTTGATAAGAACTCAATTTAAAATCCAGTACATTAAACGTTTGTGTTACCCATGCCCCGTTACTTGCTGGAAGCATAGCCCACCAACGCCAACCAAGATCATCAATAATACGGATATTAAAATCATCAGCATATGTTCTATATGTGAAAGTGTTTAAATCCTGTGTTTCATCATCAAAGATCCAGAAACCAACTGTAGAACTACCGTCAGAATCCATAGTAGTAGAAATCACATTGTCATAGTACGTTCCAGCGATACCAGAAACATATTGTAAGGTAGTTACTGTATTATCCCCATAATCGGATACCATACGCATATCCGCTGTTAAGTACTGTCCACCATCAGGTTTAGCAATACGGGTAAAGTGATTCATCGGTATATCCATAGATATAATACTATTGTCAGTATTAGTAATGGGTAAACCGCAACGGTATCTAATAGCACCATCTTCTGTTTTAGTTTTATTCACTGTAATTGCTACAGCAAGGCTTAACGGCTTACCAGTAGTATCAACACCACTATATTCAACATGGAACGTTGAGCTATTATTAAATTTGAACCATATAGATTGTTGTTCAAGTGTTGTTTGTGCTGAGGCACTTTGATTAATAACTATATAGCCATCTGAATCACGTGAATATGATGCTACTTGATTACTCGGATAGAAATAATCATATGAAATACCATCAGTAAACGGCGTTATAGCAAGAGTACTTTTACGAAAGAACATATCAAATTTATCAATATCGGAATATCCAATACATGTAAGTAGTGAATTCTGCCATGCTAAGTAATAGATACGTTCGCCTGTAATATCCCATAGTAGTTTCGCCGCCTGACAGAACCACAATTCAGCATCTGATGCGTTGTCACTGAAATCAAGTGAGCCATAGTTGTCAATCGGGCAATGTACTGGCCTGTTGTGCCAACGTTCATTACGCCCCATCAGATAACCTCCGTGTTCTACGGGGTTACGTGTTGCATAGTTGAAGCGGTAACTACCGTTGATGGAAGTATCCTTGAGCTGGACTGTACCGATCTGGCTTGTTAGCCCTTCTGCCAGTACATCCCCATTGCTATCGACCTTGCGACCTGTGCGGTCAACAATCCAATCAACTTCATACGTAGGTGCTTTAGTATCCCAATCTATGGAATCTTCATTAGCTAACCATGCGTAGGCTGTTGCGTTTACCTGATTCCAACCAAGCCCCGCTCTTTCGGGAAATGCAAACCATACAGCATCGAGGTATTCACCGTAGTGAGGTGAACCATGAGGTATCTGTGTTTGTCCGTTCGTCCATGTGAACAATACGCCCTTGAACCCGCCGTGAGTTGGATACTCTGGATCTAATGGGTAATGTGCCAGTACTGGAGCCTTACCATTACAGATCCAGTTACAACGCAATGAACCGTTAGGAGGATCGGGAAACGCTACACCACGGAAGAACGCCATGTGATAGGCGTTGAAAAAGTCTTTAGCACGTTGTAGGTAGTACGGTTCTTTGGTTGCCTGATACGCATAGATAGCACCAAGAATTGCTAAGGATTGTCCTTCTGTGGTTGCGTCACCGTCCGGTTGTGCTTCCCATCCAGTTTCCGCTATAAAGTGCCTGTTGTTACATATAACGTATTGTGGATTTAGTACATAGTGATCTGTTTTATTATTATTAACTAAACCCGTATTACGTTCTAAAAATTTCCAATGCCCTTCAATCATTTGTTGGGCATTGCTGATATTTTGTTTTCTTATCATTCTTGTAGATCCGCCATTAGTAAGGAGCCGTACCAGGTACTTCCTCCATCTATTGACAAGAATTGAATTACATCAATTGAATCTTTCGTAAAGGTTAATACTGGTTCACGCCCATAAGACCATTTAACATTAGAAGGCCATGAAATTTTATTTGCCCCTGTTCCTTGTGTTAATAACATCGTAATAGTTTGACTGTTTAAGTTACTTCCACTGGCATTAATTACACTTAGTTGTGTTACTGGTGCTGTTAGAGTTGCCTTGAAAACACGTTTACCATCAGACATATCAAGTTCTAATGTATCTTCAACGTTATTTATTGTTAGAAGATCTTGAGTGATAGTTACTTTGGTATCAATGTTCGCTTGAAGTGCGGCATCTTTGGCATCAATCTGTGCTTTTGAATATGTTCCAACATCGTTATAGTTCAAGGTTACGTTACTGTTTAAAGCATAACCGTTAATTGTAGTGATACGTAACGCGAACAATCCGTTGCTTTCAGTACGGGAATATACATCACTAATATCTGCTGCTACCAATTGAATGTTAGTACCGGATAATGGCTTGTTATTGATTAAGAACGTCTTAGGCACATAAGTACTATTACTATATGCTAATGATGCCATATCAGTAAGTTGTGCTGCCGTTAGTTTGATATTGCTACTCAAAGGCAAACCGTTAACAGTAACCGTTTTAGCTACAAAGGTATTATTAACCTGTGTCTGTGAATACACATCAAGTATATCTGCCGCTACTAAGTTCAACGCCGTTCCTGATAATGCGTGTCCGTTTAATTGAAACACTTTCGGTACTACGTTTGAATCAATGTAGGTCTTAGAGTAAACATCACTAATATCTGCTGCTACCAAAGTAATGTTGGCTGTAAGTGCTTTACCATTGACAGTACGTGTGATTGGTACGTAGTTACTGAGATCGGTAGCGGCTGCCGCACCAAGTTCTGTTAACGTTGGTTTATCGGCACTGGTGTAGACCTTGTACCATGCCCCGTTACTTGCGGTTGAGAAGTTACGAAAGTTCAGTACTGGCGTACCGGTTTTGCTCATTACCAATTGAGTACCGTTAGAACCATCAAGGTTAGTGATACCCAACATATCAACACCAGTTGGTGCGTTAGCTGCTGCGATCTTAACGAATGAGTTACCGTCACGGCCTTGATAGCTTGGAAACTCGTTACCGTTCGAACCAACACCCCAATCACCGCGATAGAGTTCAACTAATGATTCATCAAGAATACCTGCTGATACTTGGCTTTCTGGTGTGAATACGTAAGAGCGGGTAACAACGGTATCCATATCTGATGAGTCAGATACTTTGGACAGATAGCCGTTGTACATCACATAGTTTACCGACGTATCGTTAGTACCTTCATCAAGCATTTCTACCTTGACCTGTACTAATTGCTGAGAATCAACAACAGAATCAAGTACGGCGTTTTCACCAGGAACATAGTTGACTTCAATAGTCATATCACCATATGAACTATCACCCGCTACTTTAGAGGTGAAAGTACTATCATATGTTTCTACAGTTGAAATAGTTGTTGATTCACTAAAACTTGGAAATCCCGAAAGGTTTTCTACTTGAACAAAAGTACGGGCATTTGGATCAACATTAGTTGTATCGGTGTTAATCCATACCGTAGTTAAATTCCCTAAAAATGTTTGAGCCATTATTATTCCCCATAGCTAAAAGATAGAGTTTGCGTGTGTACATAAGCGGTTTCCGTTGCTTCGGCTTGAGAAGTCATTAGGCTATCTTCAATACGCACATTGAATAATGGCATTGGAAGCTGCTGGTTTAGGTCATTAAAAAAACCAGGCGTATAAATTGCTTCAAGTATTTTTTCAATTTCATCGGATGCTTCTTTATATGATTGTCCGACAGAAACAAACTCAACACGAAATTCACATAAATTTCTAATAGTTGATGGCACAATTTGATTATTAATGACTGTGTTTGCTTTAGATACTTGAGTACGTTGTACAGAAGAATCACCAATATAAACTACAGTAATATCATCTATTGATGCTTTTGATGGAAAGTGTAAATTAGTAACTGGAGAGAGTTTATTAATTAAGTACTTTCTGATTTTATAGTCTGCCGTGAACATATTATATTTCCTCTTCTAAATCGACTTTGCGAATATAGTGATAATTAGAGATACCGCTTGTATCATCATCTATCCTATTTACTACGTATTCGATGCTATCGATTTTGAAGGTGCTATTTAGTTTGATACCTGACTTAGCACTAAAATATGTCACGGTAGTTTGACTATCATCGAAAAAAAGCTCGTCCTGTTCGAAAATAGCGGTAATCGTTATTGATACACCATCTTGAACAATGACGAGCTTTTCACCAAAAGCATTAAGTAGTGACTCTGATTGTGAGTTACTAAAAAATGCTCTCATTTTATTTCACCATTAAGCGGATTTGATTTTTAGGTTTACAAAACCTTCTTCATGAGCAATAGCTGTTGCTAAGTACTGGAAGCTTCGGAAAACAGTAATTTGTGCTGCACGGTGAGTAGTTGTATCTACGTCAATTTCCTGACCTTCTGACCAATTCGCAATAATTAGATTACGGAAGTCACCGATGATCACAGAATCGACATCTACAAAAGTACTTTCAACAACACGAACTTCATCGTTTAGCCACATATCGAAACGATGACCTTCAACCATAGTCACGGCTGAGGTGTTATTTAATACGGCGGTTTGACGTAGCTTAGCTAAAGTACTTGGATGCATTACCGCTACACAAGAACGAACGTCAACGTTAGCAGTACCAAGAGCTTCAATAGCTTTCTGTACATCAGCTTCAGTCATTTTACCGATCGCTGCGGTCGTAACTACTGGAATCGTTGACTGTAGTGAATCAAAAATCTTGGATTCGAGGCCATTAGCCGCATAGCGGATTAGAGCATCCTGAACAAAGGTTGCTGCGGTATCAGAACTTAGCATGAGCTGCTTAGTTACAGGTACTGCACCAGCAAACATCTTTGGTGATAGCTTGATAGAATCAAAATTCGCGATTGTATCTTCAACTGCATCACCTTCTTCATAGAATTTGAAGTTACCTGGTGCCGCTGGAGTTAGACCAGTAAGGCGAGGAATACTAAGAACGCCACGGTAAGCAAGACCAGAATAGATAGTTGGATTTAGGCTTCCAAGAATGGACTGAGCCAATAGAGCGGTTAGATAAGAATCCGCATATACGGTTTTTACTGTTCCTGCTGCTGTCTGAGTATCGGTAGCAAGAGCACGGGAAAAATCCATTTTGAAACCGCGTTGGCCTTTTTCGAGTTCAGCTTTTACAGAATCAAAGTTATCATCGTTGATACTACGGATTAGTTCACCAATTACATTTTTATTCATATTATTAACATCCTTGTTAATTAGATTTGTTTCTTTATTTAGGGATCTGGTTTGAACTTCATGTTTAAACTGTTCAACTGTCACACCTGATTTAATTGCTTCAGAACCATCTACCTTGAAAAGTTCTGCAATAGCGGTTAACTCACGAATTCTAATTTCGTCAGATTCACCTTTATTTAGTGCTGCACGTTCCTGTGCTTCTACTTCAACAATTTCAGTACTGTCCTGTACTTCTACTGTTTTAGTTTCTTCTACTGCTTCTGAACTTTCCTGTACTTCAACATGTTCATCAGATTCAGTACTTTCTTTTACTTCTTCTTCGATTTGTTCAACTACATCATCAGTACGTAGTTCTTCTTGTTGGTTTTCAATATCCATTTGTTCACCTTCACTAAGTTGAATTTCATTTGTATTTAGTGAACGTGAAACACCAACATAATCATCTGCGGGAACAGATACGCTACTTACTTCATATGGCGACCAAAGATCTACAATTAGGTTTTCACCTTCGATATGATAAGATTCAATATTGTATCCAACGGAAATTTTGGTACGGATACCTTCCTGAATCATTGTAAAAATAGTTTCTGCTTCTTGAATTGAAGATAGTTTTACAGTCGCACGACATACATTATCGCTGTCTACTCTCGCATCTAATACAATTCCAACATGACGGGTAAAGTCATGTTCAATTAGTAATGGAGCACCATTTAGCATACGAGTTAGGTTAACGGAATCAGGCGTACATTTAAGGATTTCGTTCAGTACACCAATACCTTCACCAAAATCACGTTTAACAGGTGTTTCACTTGCAAAAGCGATCTCAATGGTTCGATTTTCTACATCAATAGCGTTATTAATTTTCTGTAGGTTTAGTTCCCTCGTTAGTTGTTTCTTCATCCTGAATAACTTCCTGTTTATTATTAATTGTTTTAGCTTCCTCTAATTCAATTTCCTTCTGTACTTGATATGGGTCATAACCAAATTCAGAAACAACCATAGAACGACTCTTGATCTTGTTATCAATCATTAGTACTTGGGTTTGTACGTCTTTGAGAGGATCAAGGGATTCCACAAATTCACTAATATATTTAGCATTTACTAATTTATCGAAATCACTAAATTTCAGATTTAAACTCTGATTACGTAACATTTCTGCTTTAAGCCAGCGTGCGTATATTGGTTTTAATACAAACGTGGTTAATGCATTAGTACGTGTCTTGAAAGTCTGACGTTGTAGGCGGTCTGTTAGTTTTGCTGCTGAGAATGAAGCATTTGCGGTAGAACCGCTTAGTGATTGCTCTGTGATACCAAGAGACATAGCAATTTGTTGCATCTGAGTATCTACAAACTCTGTGATTCCATCAGTTGCCCCGTTTGGGTTAACACTCGTTACGTTTTGTCCTGGTTGAAGTTCTACTAAAGCACCGCTTTGTAAGCTGTCATTTTCGTAGTAATCAGGTTCGTACCCTTTCATAAAATCAATATCTTCATCACTACCTGCTGAGTTAGTAATGAAAGCCATTGCAGAGGCTGATAGTTTCTTAGATATGATTGCTGCCTTAATAAAGGCTTCAAGATCTTTTAATAAAGTAGTACCTGCAATGATATCCGGTATGCCACGCTCTTGATTAGGGTAGTCCTGGATCATTAGATGAAGCATGTTTGATGCAGGAATTACTTCATAATCACCTGTTTGATACGTATATGTAGAAGGATTCAAACGAGTTACATAGTACTCAATTACTTTCCCATATCGATCAAAATGAATACCATTAGAAACATATGAACCATCATCAAAAATTCGGTTTCCAGTAGTCGGTATTCGCATAGTGTCGATAAGTTCAAACTTCACAGTACCGTTCACTTCATGACAAATAATGAACGCTTCACCATCAATACTACGAGTACGTTCCACTAAACGCTGAAAAGCCGCTAAATCCATCTTACCATTCATACTAAATGCTTCTGGATTATCTGCGTATTTGTAGAATAGCTGCTCAAGTTCTTCGTTAATAACTAAGTTTTCTTCATTATCATCATGAAGATTAACATCAGGACGGATATAGAGACCTGATGCACCCGTTACGCCATCACTGTTAACCTGAAAGTACTTTTTAGCAATTCCATTATTTAAACTTAGTTCACGTGACTTAGCGACTAAGGTAGGTAATGTCATATTGATGATACTATTAATATTTCCTGCTGAATTACCTGCTGAAAACCCAAAACTGATGATTGGTGATTGTGAGTTAGTACGAATCTCTTTTAGTTCACGTTTTAATGCATTATCTGTAAGTTGTTTACGTTCAAACTGTAGTTTAGGTACTTGTTCAGGCTCATCAATTTTATTCTTTTTCCAGAACATTAGTTACCCCTGTTAAAAGTTGTTATTGATTTAATCGGATTACCAGAAGAAAGCCCCCTCATACGTGCTAATTCTTGGTTAGCAAGTTTTGTATAGTGAGTGCGGAGTTTTAGTAATGCGTCCATAGATTCTGTAGTTAGGCTTTTATTGTTGATGCTCTGAGTGATTACACCACCGCCCTGTACTTTAGACTCTATAACAATATTTATTTCATCAATGATAGATAGGTATTGATTGTATTTATTTGCTGTCGCAGTTGGATCTACTATCTGAAAGGTACGTACAGCAAATGTTTTATCATTGATAATTGCCGTATATGCACCTGATTTCCAGGTTGAAGTATCAATTACAGAATATGGATAGGTATATGAAATTTTGATCCCATCCACATCTACTATATCTACTTTAGAATCTGCGGCAAAACTAAACACAATGCTTTCACCTTTGATAATATCTGAGGTGAAATCAACGCTGCGTGTTGCCATGTTTATTCCTTATTCATTAAACCAATTTCTTCCCCCCATACGCCTTTTACGTTGTTTACGTACTGGAACATGTTCTATAGGTGTATCATTAGTTTGTATTTCTTCATTGTATTTAGTTTTAGCTATATTGGCGTTGTAGTTCCTTAGTTTTTTATAGGCATCAACACCCAATTTATTTAACATATATTCAAAGCTAATTAGGCAATAGTTGAGCGTATCAAGCATTTCGTTACGATCATCTTTTGAACCAGTACGTTTCACCCAAACAAGTTGACCACCTTTCATTACTCGCTTTTCACTGGTGTACTGAAGGAATGCATCATCCGGTAATGAATGGCTAAAATGGATTCTCTTACCTTCATGTTCTTCTTCGTTCATTGCTGCGTTTAGTAACTTACGAATACGGTTCTTACCTTCATTAACGTTCAATAGCATGAACTTATAACCACCCGATGTACTTTCTTTGTATAGAGGAATGGTTGTACGCCCATCACCCTTGATAGGTTTGTATATCTCGTTACCTGTTTTATTACAGTATCGGTAGATGGTATTGGTTGCAGCACCATTAGAACTATCTACCCATACCTGAAGTACTCGTAGAGGTGTTCCATTTTTCGTTTTTAGCTTTGTATTATTTATAAAACTTTGTAATTCTGCATATGCTGGCGAATCATATTTATTACAATCGACTGCATAGAAGCTACGATGATCAAGCACATAATAATTCTTTTCCGAAATGCCAACTAAGGTACATTCCAGGCGGTCTAATTGTTGGTCAACCGCATATGCTAAACCTACACAATCATTAGGTATGTTATGTATATCAATATCAAAATCGCGTAGCTGTTCCAGTAGAGTTAAATCGTGTTCTACGTTTTCTTTATCAATGTATGGTTCGCCTAATGCGTTGTTCACAAAACGCATATGGTCAAAGTTCTTAAACGCTTCTGCAAAATCCTGTACCAGCTTGCGGATCGACGAAACCGGAGAGTACAAACGTGATATGTGATAACCCCTCACATCCTTAATCTCTGGATGTGTAGCGATCCAACGTCCTTGTGAAACTGCTCTTACACGTTCGGCTTCTGAGTACTGGTGCTTACACTGAGGGCATTCAAGATAGGCGGTATCAGCATCAGGGATAGAACGGCGGCCACCGTCTATTACCTTCCATTTGAATTTGACGTTTTTCCATATCAGACGTTGTTCATCACCACATTCAGGGCAAGGTACGTGATAGTACCTCTGATCGCTCATAGCAAATTCCTGACATATGGGATCATCCGGTACTAACGGCGTAGAGCACATCATGATTAACGAGTCACGGAAAGACTCACAACGCTGTGATACAAGGGCTATGGGGTTCCCTTCATCACCGTCTGTATCGCACGAGCTGATTTCGTCGCAAAATACCCTCTTCGCCGTCAAGCCTCTAAGTGTTGAAGGTGATGATAGAGAAACAAAATAGTTGAAAGTACCAATGGTAGTTTCCTGTGTGGTTGCATCGTTAGTTTTAGTCTTGTCTGATTTGCTCGTGATTAGCTTTGCGAGTGATGGTGTTAGCTGGATAGTTGGATCGTACTTACCATTCTTATACTTCTTCACTGTGTTTGCTGTTGTACCAGCAATAACCATGTTTGATGGATCATGTTGAAGAAAGTACAGGGATGCACCAGTAACTATTGTTGTTTTTAGTAACTGTGCCGAACTCATTAGTACTACCTTGCGTACCCCTGGTTCTATAATCGAATCTAACGGTTGTTTCTGAAATTCGTATAAACGCATTGGTGAGCCTTGTAACTCACCATCGCAGAATTTAAGATTCTTCTCTACCCATTCACTCGGTTTGATCTTCTCTGGTGGTAGGATGTTTTTCACCGCCTGATTCAATATCGTTATTAATTTCTTCTGATTCTGAAAATCCATTTTCATATTCATCTTCCTCGTACTCATAATTTCCAATATCTCTGAGTACTTCATCAATTTTATCTTTTAGCGTTTCCCTCAATTGGTTTGCATCTTCACTTGCAAAGAGTTCTACATAAGTTGTGTTTGGAATACTACGCAACATGTTCTTTAGTTGAAGTAAGTAACTTGAAAGTGAGTCAGTTACATAATCCACTTCTACTAAGTTTTTTCTTTTTAGATCAGCTTCCATTTCTTCAATGTCTGCTTTAGCTTTTGCTAATCGTAATTGTTCACGCTGAGTTTCTTCTTTTAAATCTGTTTGCCCTCTCAATGGTGTTAGTACATTATCTTGTACCCATTGATAGATCTCATCGTCTGTTCCATCTATATCTAAACCTTTTGCTTTCCAATCACGGCTAACTGTTGCAGGATCGTATCCGTAGATTTTTGCTAATTGTAAGTACGTCATATTTCCTCATATTGTGAATGAATTAGGTTTAAAACCTCCTATATCTTATTTATAGGGTGCGGCGAAACTACTCGATGCTTTAAAAAATTCAGGAAGAACCTATTTGTTTATTTACTATTTTTGGTGATTGAAACATTTAAGTACTTTATGATAATCTTTTCGATCTACACACATACGAGGTTAGTTTTATGCTGGCTGCGATCTTAAAGTTCTTTGAGTTGTTCACTAAGTTACCAAAGTCTGTTCAAGAGCAAATTATAAATGCTGTTATTCTAACTCTTACACTTGGCTTTAAACGTTTCTTCAAAAAGAAAAAAGAAGAAGATTTAAGGAAAGCTACTGAAGAAGCAGTTAGTCCACAAAAATGGCAGACTACATCAGTTGCTGTGAGTAATCTCATGCCTTCTCTTTACTCTCAAAAGAAAAAAGAAGAGTTTGCTAACTCAGTTGTTGATTTAATTAGAAGCGACTCATTCATTAAAGAATTAAGTACACGCATCGAAAAGATTAATTCTAATGATGAAGAAAGCTACGTGGCTTTGTGCTCTATCGAAACTAAAAAGCTAATCATTGAAATGCTTGAGAAGAACACCAAGTAAATGATAGCCGCTAATTACATAATGACAATTTCATAGCTCTTTTTATGGCAAGGAATGAATATGAATCTACAAGCAAGTCTGTTTATAGCCGCAGCAATAGCTATTGCTGCCTATCAATGGGTTAAGCATAAGGGTACAAAAAAGGATTGGGAGAAAGGTAGTATCATTTTCGTAGGCTTATTACTTGCAATACCTGTTTTCTTTGTTTCCTCAGTCGCAATTTTTGGTATTTGGGGGCAGGAAGGTCAAGCAAAAGAAGATGCTCAACAGGAAGCACGTAAAGCAGAAGAAGATAAGAATCCGATTGGCTATGCAAAAAATCACCACAATCCTGTTTATGAATGCCAGCGAGCTATCGAGAAATTAGCTAAGTATGACTTTAAATGGAAGGATTCGATTACCAACCCTGCTTTTGTAACTTACGCATGGGTTAGTAAAGATTCAAAAGTGATTGAAATGTATGGTGACCAAGCTCAAGCACAGAATGGATTTGGTGCATATAAGAATGTCCAGTATTCCTGCAAATTTAATGGCGAAACTGGCGAAATATTATCTTATGACTTCAATTAATTGTTAATTGAAGCCCTACCAAGCATAAAATTGGTAGGGCTTCATTTAATGAGGTCTATAGCAAACTATTTACTTTATGGAAAGGAACTGACCTGTACAGATAACCTTGTACTGCTGATACTCCAGCATCACGTAGTACTGGTAGTTCTTGCCGCTGCTCTACTCCCTCAACGATCACATACGGGCAGTACTTCATGATGTTCTTTATCAGTACGTTGAATGTAGGTTTCTGTACTTCCTGACGGTAGAACGCTCTATCTATTTTGACCGCTTCATAGCAACCAGTCAGGAGTGCTGCGGTATTCGCACGGCCTGAGCCAAGATCATCAAGGAACAGGCGATAGCCAACGTTTAACAGTGTTTTAAGTACTGGATGATTGATACCGAGTTCAAGCCCTTCAAAGTTCTCTGAGATCTCAAGCCTGATGAAATCCAGCTTATCCAATAGCTGAATAATATCCCTTTCAAAGACACATAGTCGTGCCTGTACGGTATCAACGTTAACGGTACAGAAAAGCCCGTGCTCTCTGAACCATGACGCATGAACTTCTACAGTCTCTAATTGTTGTTTCAGTAGTTCCTTCTTCCCTTCGACCGTCATAGCCATAATGAAGTACTTACTGTTCAGTACTGGTAGATCTTCACGATGGAAGCGGGTTAACAGTTCACACCCTACGAGCTGGCCTGATGTAGTCATGATTGGTTCTGCTATAAAGTTTGTTGTGATCATTCGGATCATCCATTTTATCGATCATAACGTTAGTATTGATCGATGAAACCTATCACTGGAAGGTTTTCTCCATCTTTTTTTTATACTTAACTTATTGATTATGATCATTTTTATATGATTATTGGTGATTTCTTCTGTGATCACCTGCTGGTACGGCTATTCCAGGGGGTAGATACATCTTGTTTATCATTCAGAGGTTTATTACTGTTATGTGAGATAATGGATAGGAAGAAACACGGGAAGGATTCATGAGCTACAACTCGCTTATACTGAACAAACTTGATGCTGATCGCTACATGGCTGGCGTGCTTGATAGGAGTCTTGTTGGTGTTCAACAGCAGGCCGTACAACAAGCCAAATTGATATACTCAGGGGTTGAGCGTTTATCTTGGTACTCTTCGTGCTTTTTTGACAATTATCAGGATGTATGTACGCGACTGAAACAAGAGGATAAGAGGTTCTTAAAAGCACTTGTAGTACTGGTTAAACACAACGATACGATAAGAGAGATGTTAGAGATATACATCAACTACATGTTTGAAAATCTCTCTGATCAGCGTATCAGGAACATCACTCTAACCTTGTCAAAAACAGGTGCTGGTTTTACCACGGCCACACTCACCAAATTTACGATTTCATACGCTATTGCTTCACTTGCGGCCTCTTCGCTTTCAATGCAAGTATCCATTAGTTCTGCTCTAACAAAGTGGAGTACTCGTGGTGTTGCTGTTGCGGGGGTTTATGGCTACGTACAAGAAGCATCTCAGGCGGTTGAACGACTTCGACACACTAACCCACGCTACTATAAAGATCTCTACGGGCGAGATCTTGAAATGCTATATTTCCTTATTGAACCCGTAATTAATAAAGTAAATGTTTTCAATCAGTACCAGAAAAGTGATAATGATATTGTTTCTGATATTCTTAGGATTATTCGATGAAAAAGATGTTATCCATATTTTGGGCTGAATTAGTTAGGCTTGTTTTGCAAGTCTATATACCAATTGGACTGACTATTATATTTGGTATGTTTGCTGTTACCTTTTGGGAAGATTACGCTCTTATCAGTACGGTAATATTCCTGATAGTAGCCTTCATCGTAAGTGACCGTATCTTGAAGAAACGTTAAGTCCCTTTCTTACAAGCCTTTTTAAAATTGGATTTTATTGGACTCTCCTGCGATACTGTATGAATGCACAGTATCATGGGAGGGCTTGAGCATGGGTAATAAGAACGGTTACGATCCATCCATACGTAGAGGTGTTCACCAGTTCTCCAACAATGGGGTATGGTTCACGGTCTGTTACTGGGGGAGTGCTCTTGAGCAATTCAAGTTTGGTGATCGGGTGATATTTGAAGGTTCTGTAGGCGGGGTGTTCTGGCTGGGAACGGTTGAAAGGGATTGTTTTGTACTGATTAGCGAAACGCCATTCAAAACTGTACTGGACGCTATGAGTTATCTACATGCTGAACAACGTGTATATGAACAACATGGTGATGATTGGTTTTGTGGACAAGAAGAACTACCGTTCTAACTTCACGCTACACCTACATATACCCTACTACAAACCACCCATTTATAGGTGTAGCGTGAAACCGGAGTGTACTTGATTGCGTTTACAGTGGTAAAGTACAATAATTGATCAATAAATTTAATTGCGGATTTTTTCAACAGTGGAATTTAAAAAAACAAATTTTTCTTTATTAGGCATCATTATAGTTCTTTTCATTGTTGCAATCTTAGTACTTATCAAGGTTCTTTTTCTGAATGTAAAAGGATTCGAATGGGGGAGCGTAACAGATTGGGTAAGTGCTGTATGTAATATGGCGATGGCTGGTGCGGCAGTCTATGCTGCGTACAATGCGAAAGATTGGATCTCTCCTAAGATACAACATGAAGGATTCAAGCAAGCCAGTATGTGTATGGCAGAAATGATACAGTTAAGGATATTGCAACAGCATTTGTTAGCAAGTTACAGGTTAATAATTAAGCCTGAGGATAACGCTACTCCAAGTGATCTTTTAGATAACTTCAAACGACATAATGAACTTTGGCAAGAGTTCATAAAAAAAGCAATTAATTTTAGCACAAGACTCAAAAGTTTAAAAATATGGAAAATAGAATTACAGCAAGAAGATAAGATCCACTCACTGATTAAAAACCTTATAGAATTAGAAAGACTAACTTCTGATTTACCATACCCATTTGATAACAAAAACACCGTACATAATGTAATTCTATTATGGCAGCAGAAAAAATTAGATGTTGAAGAAATACATAAATCATTAGCCGACTCAATTAGAAATTTGACTGTGGATTTTGATACTCTCTTTAAATAACATTATAGATGGTACAAGAGTTGTGATGATCATGCTTTAAGTTAAGGTCATCATTCTCAAATAAAATCATCACCTTCATATCAACCCATTAAGTGTTTTGATTGCTTCAATAACAGTATCTATGTACTGATTACATAGGCTTTCGTTGAAGTACTCATCTTTTCGTTCTTTGATCGTTAAGTACTGGAACGGATCACCTAAATCCCTTACCCTCGAATCAAAGGTTTCCATCTGCAAACCATCAGAACCATTAGTTTCAATACGTACTTCCTCTGTAACATACAGGAAATAGTATGTTCCATCATCATAGGTGTTAAATTCCATTCTTATCATTTCGTAAATCCTATAGTGGGTTAGTACTGCTAACCTTTCTATATATTTACTGTTTTCAGCTCAATTTTGATTAGACACTAAACTCTTTGCAGTAATGATAGTCTCATCAGTTAGTGAAGCATTGAATAATTCATCATTTCCCATGTTCAGTAGTTCATCAATGACATAATGTTTGATAGAAAATACAGGGCATGACTGATTTCCGCTTGGATAAAATTGAAACTTAAATTCTTGCACTGGCTGGACGGTTATCACATTGCCAATCACTTCATAAACAAAACCGTTAATAATATATTTTTCCATAAACTCACCTCATCTATTGTTGATGTATTTATTCTTAGAGCCAGTAATTAAGTACAAAAAAAATACCCTCACCATATGCAGTGAGGGTACTTAATAAAATGAGGTATTAGCGATTGGCCTGAAACTTTCTGAGTACTAAGCGTGTGAGCAAGAACAGTATGGTAGCGTAGATAAGAACCATCAGGATTAAGGCGATGAACCTTACCGGATCTGCATCAGCTTCATATGAACCACTCAGGCTTGAACCGAAAGTACTATAGGCGGTATCCATGACCCATTGAGTTAGTCCATTGAGAGGCTTACCGAAACTTGATAGCCACCATGCAAAGACAATACAGATACTGTATATGGCCGCATTCTTAACGAATCCTGCACTTCGCATAGTCGCTCCCCCCTTGCACATCAACATAACCATATGCCATCAATCCAGTCCTTGATCCTGGTACTTTAACCTTTTTAGTACGGAGCAACTGACTACGTACAGTGTAGAAATCCGGTCGATTGACGAAAGTAATACACCCCTCTGAGAAACCAGAACCATCCGGCCTGAGTGGATGTAACCGGAAACTACCACGTGATACACCGTTAATCATTATGCTATCTGTCATGGTTTGAGCACTGAAGAGTGCAAACCATTCGGAGTGGTCATTACCTGTGATTGTATCAACGCCCCATGCCCGGATCTTATTCAGTGTAGAGCCAGTTGGCCTATCAACTATCCAGTACCTTCCAGTAGGTATTGCACTGTTTGGTAAGTACGCACAGTTGGGATCATTGGTATATGGGTTTTGCCCACTAAAAACCGAGAAAGTTCCTATTCCATAGACGTGTAATTTGGCGTAGCCATTATTATCAATATCGTCGTATGTCATCCTCATGATTTGCATTTTGTTTTCCCTGCTGTTTGCATATGACGATTCTAACATATGCCATTTAAACAAACAGCCTCCTAAATGTAGTGAGTCTAAAAACCAACTTAAATTATCATATTCCGTATGAGACTTTCTAATTCACTCGTATTTTTTAGCTATCTTTATTTTCGATAGGTTATGCATCTTTAGAAAACCTTGCAATAAGATTTTTTGAATTAGGAATTTCATGCTCTTTCCCTTCAACATCCAATACGGTAATGTTTTCTAACTCATAAGCATTTCCATCATCATCTGTAATTACTAAATCCCTGAACTCTATTTGAAACATTTCTCTTTGCTTTTCTTTTAGTATAAATCCATTTTTTTCATAACTATGTCTGGTATTATTCCCTTCGTAATGGCATAGAATCCCTTCTAATACAGCATCACGCCTGCCAACATTCAGAACTGACACTTCAATTTTATAAGCCTTTTCGTAAACCGGTTCGTATACAACTCGACCTGAAATTTTCAATCTCGATCTATCATGCCATGCTGTTCTACCTGAAAAAAATAAGGAAGTACATGCTATGATAAACGAAAGCACTGAAAACAAATCTTTATATTTAGCTGCTACTGTTAATATACTCATTTTTTCTCAACTATTAATTTTAATGTTTCTAAACTTAAGACTTCACTTCCCCTATGTATCATTGCATGACAGTTAGGACAAAGGGGAACCATATCCTCAATCGGGTTTACTACATAGTTCTCACCTACTGTATGTAGTGGTTTGATATGATGAACGTGTATAAATCCTTTTCCGTGTTCACCATAGACTTTCTCAAAGTCAAATCCACAACACATGCATGAAGTTCCATGATGGTCAATACAAGCCTGCCGTGCTTTTGGATCACGCTCGTAAGAGTTTACTGTAATTTGCTTTTTTGCTCCTTCAGCGTAGTTTTCAGGTGAGGTAATCTCGTCAGGGAACGGATTAGGCAAAAAATCTGCATACCAAACTGGACCTTCTTTTCGAAGGTAACGCTTTTCAAGTTTAGGAGTGAAACGTTTGATAACAGCAACATCTCTATCTTCATCGTTTCGCCCCTGTTCCATATTAAAAGTGAAAAGATCATAACCTTCAGCTATCAATTGGATGTGTTCAATAGCTTGAATGTATCCCAGATTTTTTCTTACCCTGCCTTCCACTACTTTGGTTTTCCACCGCTCCCTCAGTATGACTGATCTTTCTTGCTCTTTCTGAACATCCCAAGCACCAAAGATCACCATTTTCTTGTCGTGATTCACAAATGACCAACTCCAATTCCAGTTACTACAAGTAGCACCATGCGACTGGATGAATTGTTTTCTGTTCATGTTATTCCTCTCTTAAGTACCTCTTTTGTACACAAAAATTGCACACTTGATCCAGTACTTTATGTAGTTATCAAATGGCATCATAGTAAGGGGAAATGACTGGAGCGAGAGGGGTGAAACTGGCGGGGCATTTCGTACTTACCAATTCACTTTAGGTACTTCACTTGCTGTACTAACACCTATCGAGCAAAGCGAGAAGAAACGCCTTCCGTCTTTTCGAGTACAGCGAGAAAAACGGAACGTTTCTAACCAATACTACGAGGAGTTCACGACGAGTAGTATTCGTGACGCAGTCACAGTTTCATTGAATACTGATAGAGATAGAAATACATGGAATGAAATGGAATGGATTTCGTATCTCTATACTTAGTTGCCGTATTGATGGTAGAACGCGGGTTTCAGGGGCTTTTTCTGCCGTAATACGGCATGGATATATGCCGTAATATGCCGTAATAAGGCACAATTAACGCAAGCTCTTTAAGTACTCGATCATGTCATCAATAAAATAACCTTGTTTTTGTAGTTCTAATAGATTACCAACCTCTTTATATGTTAGTGTTCTTTGTCCATATGCTGGTGCTGGCAGAGCGTCTGGGTGTGCCATCAAATACTGCTCTATTCGTTTTGCTGCATCCGTGATCGCTGCCCCGTAGTACCTAATCATACGTTCTTTTACTTGTTTCTTATCCTGTTGTACTTTAATAGTATTGATAGTATTGAATAGTAAATCATTTCGTATTTCATCTTCATTACTCAATACTGTAAACACGTCATAGACACTAATCTTATCTCTCACCTTAAGCTTAGCTACTGAATCCTTCATAATGTTCTTGATATCTTCACATGGGATATCTTTATATAGCTTGTACTGGCTAATTAGTGCCTTTATGTTTCTGTTATCAAAAGTTGAATAGGTCTTTGCCATGATAAATACTCCTGTATAAATGTTAATTAATAGATGGCCTGTAGTGATTCCACCCACTACAGGCCATTTGTATTTTATTGCCCTGCTTTTTTTATAATTCTTGTATAAGCTTGACGTGATACTGAACGATTCCAAAGATTATTGAAATAGTTTGTTATTCCAATCAATGAGTACTTGCCAGTTTTGTAAGTACTAATAATTTCTTCTTTCTCTTCTTTTGTAAAACGAACACCAGGCTTTCTTTTTTTAATTTTTGCAATATTATTTTTCTGAGTAATCCATTGTAAATTACTAACTTCATTGTTTAACGGATTATCATCAATATGATCAACTACTAATTTCAACGATTGATTGCGTGGTATAAATGCTTCGGCTACAAGACGATGTACCTCAATAACTTTACTGCCATATCCTTTTACAGATAATGATACTTTATAATACCCATTCGATTTACTTAATGAGTTTTTAAGTTTTCTATTAGTCTTAGTATTAAAAACTTCACCATCAGAGCTTACTATGTAGTTTTCATATTGTGTGTTTTTCCATTGTTTCATTTGAACATCCTTTTATAATTAACGCGTCAATTCCTTTGATCGCGTTTCTCACATCTACTTGGCCTGTGAGAGTTAGCCCTTTTTTAGAATGATGTATTGGTTTAGTAAGTACTGAAAAGCACTTGCAAGTGTTTCGCGGTCGCAGACTCCACTCTTAGATAGTTCCTTCAATGCGATAACTTGAGAGTCAGTTAATCGCACGGTCACACAATTAGTTTTTACATCCTTTTTTTTGTTTTTCATTTGTTTTTCCTTATTAAATGATTTCGATTTCGTAATAAATCCCATGTAAAAAGAACCCTACGGCGTAGGGTTTCTTTTCAATGGAAAGATAGATGAGTCACAATCTATATATTATTTATTATTATTCTTCGAAACATGCGAGATATGTGAAGACATTTTTAGTATAGGATTTTTTTCAAAATCGTTTCACGGATTTTTAAATCCTTATTGATGATTCAATCTGGAAGTACTGAAGAAGTTGAGTGGAAGCGTTAAGTACATGATACCTATATTATACCATGTTTATTTTTCCCGTTTCAGGTAGTTCCTAACCCATCTATTTATTACTGGTATCTTTAAAGGTAGTGTAATGATACATAGCACCATAAAGAAGATTGAACAGACTATGTACATAGGGAATATAACTAAAATGTAAAGAATGGCTGCGAGTACTTCTATTAGAAAGTTCATTTGAGGTTCCTTTTTAATTATCTTTTAGATATTTATTCGGAACCTTCAAAAAGTTGTTGAAATGAAAGGTAGTATGTGAGGGTTTGAACACTCTTGTTTATTATTAATCAGCCAAGAGTGTTCATAAGTTAATCTATCCAATCAATCAAATCTTCATTCACCACGATCTCAAAATTTTCACGATTGAGTAAATTAAGATACAATCCAACATCATCCAGTTTTTTTGTACGACTAATAGCAAGTGACCACATATCTGTACCAGATGTAACTGAGGCAATGAATACAGTTTTACCTTCTTCATTGACCGTATAAACACGTTCACCATTAGATTCTGAAATGACAATTTCATGTAGTACTTCACCACCACCCCGCTTATTATCAATCACAAGTACATGGGATAGGATCTCATTGAAATATTCTAACTGAACGAAAATACGTTTTCCAAAAACCCAGTACTTTACTGATTTAAGTACTAATCTTAATTCCTTTCTTAGTTTTGCACGTAGTTCAACATTCATCGGATCAAGTACTTTATTAATATCAAAGTCAAAAACAGGAATTTCTTTGATATTTTTAGCGTTTAAAATATCGGATTCAATTTCTTCAATTCTATCTTGAACCTCGGTCAAACCAGTCATTAATGGTAAAGAGGTTTTCTTACCTGCTACCTTACGTTCATTAATTTTAATCTGATAGGTTTCCTCTTCCTTCTTCAGAGTAGACAATTCTTCTCGCAACGATGTAAGCAAAAGGTCAGCATCAGACTGTCCTTCCATCATTAATTTATTGAAATCGATGTTTTTGACAAGTTGAAGAATATTCTTCTCAATTCTTGTGTACTGGAAAGATTTGGCATCACAAATCTTCTTCTCTTCCCTGTTGCGACAAATGACGTACTTAGTTCTGACATGGTTATAGTGAATGGCGATGTTCCCTCCACAATGACCACACTTTAATATTTTGGGGAACAGGTTTGTGATGTAATCATCCTGAGCAATTGTTATATCTTTACGAATACGATTGGCTATACCATTCCTTGATAACTTCTCATTGACCCGTTCAAAAGTGAGATTATCGATAATCTTCATAGTAACTACTTTCTTATCGCGTAGTACTCGCAGTACATTTACAGTACTCCACCCTTTAGGCAAGCGTTTAACAATTGCCCCTGAGCCAAGTCCACTTTCATACAGTTTGAAAATTTCACGAACTTCATCAGGTTCAAGTAACAGATCCTCGGCTGGCTTTTTCTTCTCCAGCATAACGCGATCCATCATCCTGTTCGCCGTTAGGAATAAGTCTTCATCAATGATTTTCGGGTAAACATTTGGTACAACCTCACCATTATATCGCTCATGTTCACCCAATAAGCGGCGGTCACGTATCAGCCTTGACACTGTTACCATCTGCCACTTTTTACCGATACGCTTAACAATCTCTCCAGTACTAAGCCCCTCCCTATACCACTCGAAACACTTAACAATAAGTTCAGCCTGTTCAGGGATCACCTGATACTTGTTATCAACATTTTTTAACCAGTTAGGCATACGATTGGAAATCACCTCTCCATTCTGTAATGCACGTAAAATTTTGTTATCCCAAGCTAACTTAGCACGTACCGACTTCATCAATGATTCATTGTGCGAGCGATGCTGTATGAGTTCCATATGGATTTTCGACATAGGATCATCTGCCCGTAACACAAGATTTGTAGAAATGTCGTGGATTTCTACACCGCTGTTCACGATGTACTGGATAGTACTTTCAGCCCAACTTGAACGACGCGATAACCTATCAAGGCTAATGACTATAAGTGCGTCACCCTTACCGTACTTGCGGTTCCCCACATCTTGCAAAAATATCCCAAGTTGAGACTCAGGTGAAATATTGGCATTTTTAAATGCCGAAAGCCCCGCATCTGTTATGAAAACTCTATCATTCGTGAACTTATCAGAATTTTTGTCTAAATAGGCAGTTAAAGAAGACCTTTGATCATCCAATCCATTTCCCATTTCGACTTGCTGAATGCTTGATACTCGCTCATAACAAATAGGACGGAGCAT